TGGATGTAATGATTGTGAGATTTCTAATATAACTCCAACCCCAACACCAACTAACACTGAAACACCAACAAATACTCCAACGAACACTGAAACACCAACACCTACAGAAACGCCAACCAGTACACCGACACCAACATCATAATTTTTAAAAAATTTTAAAACAATAAACAATAACGTAGTATTTATATTTAAACAGAATTTAAAATGGCATGTAGCAAATATACTCTAACAAATACGGGTACAACCGCAGTGAACTTCAACTATAGAAGATGCGACGACTCTATGTGGGAATATCAAGTAAATCTTGACCCAAATCAAACTAAAAATATTTGGTTAATTGACGGAACCTATGATGCTGCTCAAATTTTTGAGGCGAGCATTATTTTGGTTAATAACGGAGTATATCCGTTAACTCCAACGCCAACAAGAACTCCAACTCAAACTCCAACTCCAACTACAACACCAACACCAACTGCAAGTGTAACACCAACTGCAAGTGTAACTCCAACTCAAACTCCAACTAATACTCAAACTCCAACTAATACTCCAACCAATACTGAAACTCCAACTAACACACCAACTCCAACCAATACTGAAACTCCAACTAACACACCAACTCCAACCAATACTGAAACTCCAACTAATACACCAACTCCAACCAATACTGAAACTCCGACAAATACACCAACTCCAACTAATACACCAACTAACACTGAAACTCCAACAAATACTCCAACACCAACAATTACACCGACAAATGCTTATGATTCATTTTTAATTGAGTCAGGCTCAACAGCTAACAATGCATGTGCTGGTGCTGGTGGTTCAGGAACAATTTATGCTGAAAATTCAATGTTTGACCAAAATACTCAATTCTACAATAATTCAAATGGTACTGTTTCAGGTGATATGTCAGGATTCTATAGCTTTGGTGGACAAGTTGTTCAATTAACTTCAGGAGGTGCTGAAACAGGTGGATTTAGTTCATGTTCTGTAGTTCCTTCACCTACACCAACAACAACAAGTACTTCAACACCTACCCCAACACCAACAATAACACCAACCGCATCGCAAACATTCTTTGTTGGTTATAGTTTAGGAACAGGTTCAACTTCAGGAGCGGCTTGTTTAGCTACCCCTCAAACAGTATATGGTGCATATGTTGACAGACCTCAACCAAACATTAGTGAATATCTTTATGATGATAACACACTTACAACACCAGCAGCAAATGGTTACTATTCTAATGGAGTTGCTTGGTGGCAAATTACAGGAGGAGCTGGATTAATTACAGCGACTGACCCTAACGGATGTTAATATAAAAAAACAATACAAATATATTTTAGAAAACCCTTCACCTTCGTGGAGGGTTTTTTATTTTTATGTATAAATTATATTATACATGAAAATATTCGTTCAGATAGCATCTTACAGAGACCCTCAGTTGGTTCCTACTATTAAAGACATGTTGGCAAACGCCAAAAAACCAAATAACCTTGTTATCGGTATTGCTAGACAATATAGTCCTGAAGACGGGTTTGATAACTTAGATGAATATAAAGACGACAAAAGATTTAGAATCTTAGATATTCCATATCAAGATGCCAAAGGTGTATGTTGGGCAAGACACCAAGTTCAACAACTTTATAAAGGTGAAACGTACACATTACAAATAGATTCTCACATGAGATTTGTTAAGGATTGGGATGATATCCTTATCAAGATGATAAAGGGGTTGCAGAAGGACGGGTACAAGAAGCCTCTACTTACGGGCTACGTACCTTCTTTCGACCCCGATAATGACCCAGCAGGAAGAGCGACTGATGCTTGGAGAATGGCTTTTGACCGTTTTATTCCTGAAGGTGCGGTATTCTTTTTACCTGAAACAATTCCAGGTTGGAAAGAAATGAAAAAACCTGTAACTGCAAGATTTTACTCAGCTCACTTCTGTTTTACATTAGGACAATTCTCAACTGAAGTTCAACACAACCCTGAATATTATTTCCACGGTGAAGAGATTTCAATCGCGGCAAGAGCCTACACTTGGGGTTATGATTTATTCCACACACATATTCCTGTTGTTTACCATGAATACACTCGTAAAGGTAGAACAAAACAATGGGATGATGACAAAACTTGGGGACAAAAAAATAGTCACTCACACTTAACAAATAGAAAACTGTTTGGTATGGATGGTGAAACTCAAGAAGGCCATGATGGTCCTTATGGTTTTGGTCCTGTTAGAAGTTTAACCGAATATGAAAAATATGCAGGTATTCTTTTTTCAAAAAGAGCAATTGACAAATATACTTTAGATAAAAATTACCCACCAAATCCATATAATTTTGAAACTGAACAAGAATGGAAAGATAGTTTCTGTATGATGTTCAAACATTGTATTGATATTGGATATTCTCAAGTAACTGAAACTGATTATGATTTTTGGGTTGTTGCATTCCACGGTAAAGACGACAAAACTTTATTCCGTAAAGATGCCGACAAAAATGAAATTGCTGGTTTCATGAGAGACCCTGACAAATATTGTAAAGTATGGAGAGAATTTCAAACTGACGAATTACCATCACATTGGGTTGTTTGGCCTCACTCAGAATCAAAAGGATGGTGTGATAGAATTACGGGTCAATTAACACATAATACGGTAAGTTAATGAGAAATATACTAATATCAGCAATATCATTTGTTAACCCAACAAAAAGTGGTTCGGAAATTTATGCAACATTTGCAAAAAGATTAATTAATGATGTTTTAACCAAAACACCTTATGATGTTATGGTTACTACAAATAATTCTGATAATTTTTTAGATGTTATTAGTACTAATAATGAAAGAATAACAATTAGACATGAGTTATTAGAGAACCATAAAACACATGTTGGGGCATTTAATCAATTATTAAAATTTTATGCAATACAAAATATTGATAAAAAATATGATTGGGTTTTATATATGGATTGTGACGCTGGTCTAATATCTGAAATTGATATTCAAAAATTAGAAGAACAAATTGATAGGTGGGAATCTATTGGTTATGATATGTTAGCTCTTAGAACCAACGCAACTTACATAGAATCTGAAACCCAATATCATGATGGTATTTCAAATAATAAAAATTATTTATTTGATGCGAAATTTAGATTTTATGGTATCAAACCAGAATGGAGAGGAGCATGTTTTCCAAGTGAACACGTTTTGTTTATGAAAAACAATGAAAAAATGGAGGTAATGTGTCGTGAATTTGAAACACTTTGTACTCAATTTGAAACTCAAGACCCTATACATCCAATTACTTTTGATATGGAGGCGTTTGAAATTGGTGTATCAGCATTTCTTGCAGGTTATAATGTAGGTGAAATGGGTTGGGGTACTTCACAAGAACTATTAAAAGTTGGGTTTAACCATAATAATTGGGAAAAAGTTAAAATATAAAATATGGATACTTTAAAAACTAAAGTAGATAATTTTACTATAAACACCTTACCAAATGATTGGGTTGGGGTTAGTATAAATAATAGTAAATCTTGGGAACCTCATATAACAACATTATTAAAACGTAATTTTACTTTAGATTCCGTGTTTGTTGATGTGGGTAGTAATTACGGATGGCATTCAATTAAAAGTTCATTATTTTGTAAATTGGTTTATAGTTTTGAACCTCAAAAATACATACATGATGTTCAAAAAATGAACATAACCGAAAACAACATATCAAACATTAAATTATTTAATTGCGGTTTAGGTGATGTTAACGAAGATAAAGAAATGAGCCCAATTAAATACGATAGTGTAAGTATAAACATGGGAGATTTAAGTGTAGGTATTGGAGGAGAAAAGATTGAAATAAAAACTTTAGACTCATTAGAAATTTCTAAGGTTGATTTTATCAAAATAGATGTTCAAGGGTACGAAAAATATGTCTTATCTGGCGCAAAAAATACTATCAAAAATAGTAAACCAATTATTATTATTGAAATGGAAAACCATCAACTTAAAAGATTTGGTTATGATGTTACAGAACTATTTGAAATATTAAGGAGTTTTGGGTACTACATATATTTGTTAGACTACCATTATCCGTCAGACCATGTTTGTGTCCATAAAGATAACTTAAACGAATTTATAAGTAAGAATTCTCAATGGATTAAACCTTTGACAGTTAGTAATGATTTAAACCATAATTTAGAAAATTATGTTACTGAAAAAATAATTCAAGAATTTTAAATTACTAAATGAAAAAAATAGCATTCCACGCCAACCAATTATCCTTAAGAGGAACTGAAATTGCATTATTTACTTATGCAAAATATAACGAAGAAATTTTAGGGAATAAAAGTGTTATTTTTAGTTCGCCTAATAATAATTTAGATGCGTTAGAAAAATTCCAAAATAGGTTTGAAGTTAAATTACTTCATTTTTGGGAATACGAACAATATCTTATAGAGAATAATTTTGATTACTTATATGTAATTAAAGGTGGTAATAATGATGGATTATGGGTTGAAACAACACCTACATTAGTTCATTCCGTATTTAGACACAATGAACCTCACGGACATAAATATTTTTACGTTTCTGATTGGTTATGTAAAGACCAAGGTCTTCCAATTGAGACTCACTCACTCCCACATATTTGTGAAAAATTACCTGAATCAAAATACAATTTAAGAGAAAAATTAAATATTAATAAAGAATCAATTGTGTTTGGATGTTACGCGGGAGCAACCGAATTTAATATTGAGTTTGTTAAAGAGTCAATTAAAAAAATAGTATCTCAAAGAGATGATATTAAATTTATTTTTATGAACATAAATAAATTTGTTGACCACCCTTCTGTTATATTTTTAGATGGTACTTATGATTTACATGAAAAATCATCATTTGTTGATGCTTGTGACGCTATGATTCACGCTAGAAGTGGTGGAGAAACTTTTGGATTAGCAATATCTGAATTTGCCCTCGCAAATAAACCAATTATTACATATGAATTATCAGGAGAAAGAAGTCATATTGAAATATTAGGAGAAAGAGGGATATATTATAAAGGATTTGAAGATGTTTCAAATATTTTTAATAATTTAAAAAGTTACATAAAGTATGATGATTATTACCAACCTTATTTACAATTTTCACCACAAATAATAATGAACAAATTTAAACAATTTTTAGATTAATTATGAAAAAAATAAGGTTGTGTGCAAATTGGGATACATCTGAAAATATTACAGAAAGACTTTTAAAACAATTTAAAACTCCAGAAATAGATTTAACAAATATTGAGTTTGTGTATGATGATTCTTACGATATTATTGTATTTTTTAACCATGTATGTTTAAATATTAAAGAGGGTGCGGATTCATACATATTCCCACATGAACCAAGTTGGCAAGGTACTCACCAAAAAAATTTAAAAGACGGTACAATTGTTTTTGGGTTTAAAAAAGAATTATATGATGGAACTTGTATTGAAACCACGGCACATACTTTTTATGGTGGTCGTGGGCCGTGGGTTGACCCACTATCTTTTTGGAACTACGAAAATTTAGTATCAACAAATTTTACTAAAAATAAAAATATATCATCATCAATAACTAAAATAAGCACAGATTATGGGGGTACTTGTTTGTACCCACAAAGAAGCAAAATTGCTTCAATGATTGAAGAATTAAATTTTATTGATGGGTTTAATGGTAGTTCTAGCCCTAAAAGACAAGACGCTTTAGTTGATTATAAATTCAACATTGCAATTGAAAATGAACATCAAGATAATTGGATTACTGAAAAGTTTTATGACTGTGTTTTAACAGATACCATACCAATTTATTTTGGATGTAAAAACATAAAAGAAATATATCCTGAAGGTGGTTATATTTTAATTGAAGATATTAACGACCTTGACTATGTTAAAAAATTATTAGAAGATATTAATAACAACTCAGACAAGATTTATTCTGATAACATAGATTCACTCTTGAAAATTAAAAAAAGGTATTTTAAAGAATACAATTTATTAAAAAAAATTATAAATTTATAATATGATATACGAAAACAAAATAACAAAAAAATGTAGTTTGGAGCATAATGATAGCATTTCAACTTACAATGGGTGGGGTGCACAACAAAATTATAACGCGTTTGAAACTTTTCATAATTTTATTAGTGAGGTTAAACCTAAAAGAATTTTAGAAATTGGTACGTCGTTAGGTGGTTTCACTAGTTTTTTAAAATATACTTGTGATAAATTAAACCTTGAATGTGACGTATTGACTTATGATATTTATGAAAAATCTTGGTATAAAGATTTAACTAACATGGGTATAGACGTTAGAATTGAAAATATATTTTCTGAAAACTATACTAAATTAAACAATGAAGTTATTGAGTTTGTTAAATCAGATGGAATCACAATAGTACTTTGTGATGGTGGATGGAAAATTGGAGAATTTAATTTAATTTCAAATTACTTAAAAAATGGTGATTTTATTTTAGCTCATGATTACGCGGAAAATAAAGAAAAATTTGAATTAGATGTTAAAAATAAAATTTGGAATTGGCACGAAATTCAAGAATCAGATATTATTGATGCGTGTGAAAGAAATAATTTGAAAGATTACCAAAGAGAAATTTTTGAATCGGTAGTTTGGATTTGTAAAACAAAACAATAATTTATGGAAATAACATTAGTTACAGGACTTTGGAATATTAAAAGAGATGAGTTATCAGACGGGTGGTCTCGTTCTTTTCAACACTATTTAGATAAATTTGAACAACTTTTAAAGGTTGATAATCCAATGATTATTTTTGGAGATTCTGAATTAGAATCTTTTGTATTTGAAAGACGAAAACGTGAAAACACTTTATTTGTTGTTCGTAGTCAAGAATGGTTTAAAAGTGAATTCTATGATACAATTCAATCAATAAGAAACAACCCTGAATGGTACGGACTTGCTGGTTGGTTACCCGAATCAACCCAAGCACGATTAGACATGTACAATCCTTTAGTTATGTCAAAAGTGTTT